TTTGTATTATTTAGAGTGTCGTAAGACTCAGGACTCCACTTGGCACCTGAAGTTAGACCAGTTACAGTCTCTGCAGTTGTAAAGGTTCCTGTTCTGTTGATGATCTCAAGTTTTCTTGTGGCAGAATCCCAGGACTTGACTTCTGCTCTGTTATCTTTAGGTGAGTAGTCAATAGTAACGGTAGGAGCAGTTGTATATCCTTCACCCTCATTAGTGATAGTGATACCAGTAATGAGACCAGTAGAGCTAACTGTCGCGGTTGCAGTTGCACCTTCTCCTTCGCCTGAAATAGTAACTGTTGGTGGTAGTGACTGACTATAATGAGATCCAGAATCTGTAACGGAGATGCCAGTAATAGCACCAGATTCTGCATCTACAGTTGCAGTTGCTTTAGCAAGGAATTCGTCACCAACAACCTCTTCGCCAACTTGGAAGTCACCAATACCACCAGGATCCATAAACATAAGGATAGCAGGAGACATGATGGTTTCAAGAACATCGATCTCCTCAACACCTGTGGAGATGTCGTCACTGCCATACTCATAGATCTCAGCAGTCATAGTGTAGAAGTAAATCTTACCCAACTGGTAGAATGGATCTTCTCTTTCTACAAACTTGATCTCGTAGATATCTTCTGTAAGAGGGAAGTAGAGTAGGTCACCCTCATTAGGACGACCAGGAACAGTCAGACTGTAACCTTCTACTGCTTCTTCCCATCTACGTTGAGACACAACAAAACGAACCTCGTCGGTAATACGAAGTCCAAACTTGCTGATGAATTCTGATGGTGACCCGAAACCCTCTACGTTTTGTAGAAGCATCTCTACCTGAAACTGACTCTCAAACTTATTATAGATGATATCATCTAGGACACCATCAGTAATGAGAGTTCTTGGCAAGTAGTAGATATCTGTGCCGAACAGTTTGATCTGCTCATCCACAAGATCCTGGACGAGACCTTGCTCGCCAGTCGTGCCGCCGTAGTAACTTGGAAAATATGGTGATGTTGGCATCTTATCCGATCATGTCCATAGGTGGGAGTGAGTAATCTGTCATCATTCTTGACTCCAGTTCCTTCACTTCATTGTTACCATCTTCCCAGATCTGACGACCGTTGAGTGTGACACCACCAGGAAGTTGAACTGCGTTATACTTGATTAGGTTTTGTCCCCACTGTCTCTTCAGTAGAGCAGTAGCATATTTTTTGACAAAACTGTCATTATATACCTGAGTGAACTCAGTAGGATCAAGATAACGATGGCAATCAATGAGTAGATATTGATCCTCTACAATCCTTGACTTATCGATATCAATATAAAGACGATCTTGTCTCTTGTTAAATCTATACTCAATGAAAGCACCTGTATTGATAATCATATCAATAGTTTCAAAGTGCTGCTTGATCATGTAGTAGTTTGTCAGATCAAAGTTACCAAAACTAAATGCAGAACCTGATGAGAATGAGAACAGGTCCATCAAATAGTATTGGTTGCTCATACCAAACAAGTTGTTCCTCATAAAGTTTGAGGAGACACCAAAGACTTTGGAAACACCAATAACTGCATCAGGGACTTCGATGTAGTTGTTTCGGTTTTCCCATGCGTCTGCGTTTGGTGCAGCACTTGCCTCATCTGATGAGTCAAATCTGGTTACGTCGGCAGCAGTAAACTTGTGCTTGAGATACATCCTCTCCACACCATCGAAATGATATTCGTGGTAATACTGAATTGCCTGATCAATGATATCATCTGTTTGCTCGTCTGCAACATTAATCTGCAGCACTGGAGCACCCAGTTGACGTTTGCAATAATCAATTAATTCTTGCTTTGTTGCTGGTGAAGCCATGCATCTAGATACAAAAAGTCCCTACCTGTATTTATCAGGCAGGGAACTAGGGGTTATTCTGCTGGAGCTTCTGCTGGTGCGTCTTCTTCTTTAGGATTGAGAAGATCTAGTGTTTCCAGTCCACCTTGCAACTTAAGTTTATATTCTCTTGCTTTATTAAGATTAGATTCTAGGTCAGCAATTTGCTTGTCTGTTGTAGCAATTTGCTCTTCAAAATTCTTTCTCAGTTCAGTTGTATCCATGGTAATCACATTGAATGACGTGTGTATTATTTATCAGACATATCTGACAGCAAAATAGAATCCATATTGCGTAGTGCTTGTATTAGATGCACTACCCCAAAAGAAGTCATCAACGGCATCACCACCGTTTCTGTTTTCACAACCATATGCCTGAGAAGATCCCTGACTCAAATATGGACCACCGTTGCCATCCAGTCTGCTAGCACCAATTCTAAATCCCCAGCATCCGTCGTCAGCAGCGAATCTGCTAGAGGTATAATAACCATTGCTATTTGGTTGCTGGTTATCGGAATAGATTGTTGATGTGTTTCCAGAATCATCAACTACTTCACTGCCATCTGCGTTCAAAACATACCCATAGAGATTTCTATTCTGGTTGGGACTGAAGAAATTCTTCAAAGCAGTTCCAGTGCTATAATCTCTATAGATTTGCAAAGCAACTCCTTCATAACCATTGGGACCAAAACCAGCAAAAATCATGTATGGATATCCATTTAGAGTTCCATTGTCTAATCCTGAGGTTAGTTCAATTTCTGTTCCAGAATCAAACTCAGATGAATTAAATTGACGTAGACTACTAATATCACTAGTTCCACTTTGAGATTCTGCCATACCATTGTATGCTGGTGTAGCAATCAATGTAAATCCTAGAGATTCAAACTCACCCTTGATACTAGAAACTTGATCGTATGTATAAGAAGAAAGAGTAGCATTAAGTTGTTCGAGATCACTCTTAAGACCTGCTCCTCCAGTCAATGTTCCATCATATGTTCCCCACAGTGGAGCATTGTCAAATGGATCAATTCCGTAGTAAACTTCCAAAGTTACTGTTTCGGAGTTATAACCAATTTGACCAATTGTAGGACTGGTAGGTCTTGTTGCAGTAGTCCATGTCTCAAATACCAATCCAGGAGGATTGTATCCCTGAGGAAAATTGATAGTGTTTCCTGAGATGTTGAAGATAGTATCTCCAGCAACTGTCTGTAGTTGATCTGCTCTAATATTACTCATGATTTTTTATACTTTTTTGATACAGAAGTAGAAACCATATGATGTTGTGCTAGTATTTGTAGCATTGCCCCAGAAGAAGTCATCAACAGCGTCACCGCCGTTTCTGTTTTCACAACCATATGCATTAGATGTATTATCTTGTAGATATGGACCACCGTTACCATCTAGTCTAGATGCACCGATTCTGAATCCCCAGCATCCGTCATCAGCAGCAAATCTACTAGAGGTGTAGTATCCATTGCTATTTGGTTGCTGGTTATCAGAATAGATTGTTGATTGTCCTGTAGCTGCTTCTCTTTCGGTTCCATCCGCATTGATAACCATCACAGCAAGATTTCTATCTTGGTTTGGAGAGAAGAAATTTTTCAGATATGTGCCGCTACCATAGTCTCTGTAACCTTGGAAAGCAATACCTTCATAACCATTAGGACCAAAACCAGCAAAGATCATTCCTGGCATATTATTAAGTCCATTGTTAGAGAATCCACTACTCAATTCAATTTCATTGTTTCCATCAAACTCAGATGAATTAAATACACCCAAACTACTAATTGCACTGGTAGTGCCACCTTGAGATTCTGCCATACCATTATAGGTTGGAGTAGCAATTAGTGTATAACCATATGCTTCAAATTCTGCTCTAATTTGAGAGACTTGACTATAACTGTAACTTGCAAGAGCACTGTTAAGGTTAACCATATCATTATATGTGCTAACTCCACCAAATCTAACTTTGGTTGGTAGTTTAAACCATATAGGATTACCACTGTTAGGATCAACACCTGCATAAAATTCTGCTTGCCTTCGGTCCATATTGTATCCCATACTATATGGGATCAAATTAGTAGTAGGACGATTATCTGCATCTGCCCAAGTAGGTAGAACAAATCCACCTGGATCATACGACGCATAAAATTTTGTGGTTCCGTCACTGTTTAGTGTGACCACAAGTTCACTCGCCGTATTTTCTAACGCATTAACTTTAACGGTGCTCATGTGTTACGTTATTCCTATTTGACTATTTAGGTTATTCCTGACTAGGATTAAATTGGGTTCCTTTAAATACTGCCCAAAGAGCATTGCCCTCATCATCTACGCCGTGGTAGATTTCTAGTCTGGTTGACTTGCTATTCCAACCAGCAGCACCAATGGGAACTCCTGTGGGTCTGTTATCAGATCCATCCCAAGCAGCAAACGCAAATGCGTTAGGTTGATAGGATCCTTGAAATGTGATGGATCCTCCAGCCCCAAACGACATAGCATTATTGCCGCTTGCTGTTTTCCAATTAGTTACTCTTAGTGTGCTTGACTGACTCATTGTTTTTTAGATTAGGTAATGATCCAAGTTGCTCCAGAAGCAACCGTAACTTCAAAACCATTGGCAACTGTAATAGGACCAGTTGAAGATCCATTATTTCCAGTTGGAATAGTTACATCTTCATCGATTGAAGATCTACTGACTTTAATAACACCGTAGGTGTCCAACCACTGCGCTTGACCATTAACTTTAATGGTTCCCGTCATGTAGATATCACCTTCAACGTCTAAAGCTTCCTGTGGATCTTTAGCAGAAGAGAAATTGATACCAACTTTCGTTGTTCTATAAATGTCAACTAGGTTGGGCGCTTCAGTCCAACGTGACGTTACAAAAGGTGCGTTGTTTTGATAAAGGATGCCATTAATATTTATGTCACCCTGGACATTTAGATTGTAGTCTCTATCAACTGGATTAGAAGGATCGCTATTGTCAGTTCCAGAGAAGGCAGTTGTGTTAATACCAACTCTGTTGTTGGTTCCTTGAATCGCAAGTGCAGGAGTTGACTTCCAGTCTGTAGCACCTACAGAACCATCGTTAGCGGTAATCTCGAAGATGTCTCCGCCAACAATTCCATTACCAACTCTAAAGTTGCTTAGATATCCACCAGCACCATCAGATGCTCCAGTTGCACCATAGAAATAAAGTGGAGCATCATCATTATTATCAGTAGTTCCAAGTGTCAGACCTGCGATGCCAACAATCATGTTGTCAACTTCAAGACCATTATTGGTTCCGCTGTTCTCAATCTTGAGACCACCATCACCTTGAATGGTTAGTTTGTTGTTAGAGTTGTTGCGGAAAATGAAGTCTCTATTACTTGCTCTACCGTTAAAGATCCAGTGTGCGCCTTCGCCAGGATGTGTGCTTGCTGCTGCACCAGACGAGATGAACATCATCGCATGGTCGGCATCATCATAATAAGAACTTCTAGCACCATCAATCAACAATTGATGTCCAGTTGCATTATCAGGACCACTTAGTCTTAGAGCAGCAATTGTTCCACCAAGAATGTCAAGACCAATACCAGTCGTTAGAGTAGTTCCAACATTGATACCGACAGCTTCTTTAGCAGTATCCACAAGTAGAGTATCACTATCAACTGCCAAGTTAGCAGCAACAGTAATGTTGCTCAGGAAGTCTGCTCTACCAGAAACTTCTAGTGCCTGGTTAGCAGCAGCAATACCACTGATAGTCAAGGAACCAGACATTGTGTCGCCTGCCTTCAGAACGTTGTCTGAAGCAGCACCAGTTAGTGCAGCAGTGATTGTTCCTGCCTCAAAGTCTCCATTAGCATCACGAATGACACCAGTGCTTACGACATTAGTAGAGTTGAAAGTGATGTTACCAGCGTTCCAGATCTTCTGACCCAAGATGGTCATTCCATCTGCATCAGCAACTTTAACTTCCAACAGACCAGAACCATTGGTGTTATTACCACCAGATGCAATAATTGCACTGTTGTAATTTGTTGCTGCAATCTGAGAAGATCTAAAGTAGATAGAAGGATCAGTTGCTGCCTGACCATCTGCTCTACCAAGTTTCAGTCTAGCATTACCAGCAGAACTCTCTGCAGCAATAACTTCATATGTTCCGTCAATTGTGCCATCGCCATTATCATCTAGTTGTGAAACACCATAGTCTTGGAATGCGTATGCGTTTGCAACACCACCTTCACCAATGAAGTATGCTACCTGATCTCCGTTAGAATCAATAAAGTCACCAGATGTCAGACTACCAGTGAGAAGTGTGTAGTTGTTAGCGGGATCATTAGCATCTAGGTTAGTTTCAACTTTAGTAAGAGTAAGTTCGCCTACACCATTACCACCATTATCATACAAGTTGACAGGTAGACCAGCAAGGAAAGGAGCAGCAGAACCAAGAATTTCGTCACGAACCAAGACAAAGTATCTATCTTGTCCTGTCCAGTCTACAACACTCAATGAATCAAGGATTTTCTTCTTGGTCTGTAGTTCTGGAAGTCTTAGATCACTGAAGATACCATAGTTGATATGGGTAGCAGTTTGATACCACTTACCCTGACGACCATCCATCATGTCAGCGTCTAGTCCGCTGAGTTCACCGTCATTCTGGGAGTGCCAGATCAGGTTCCAGTTACCGAATGGGTTAGCAGGACTTGTATGTGAACCACGCAACCAGAGGTTACCACCTCCAGTCGCTGGAGTGCCATCTGTAATTGCAAGTTGTCTAACACCACCGAAGGTTGCGTCAAAGTCAGAACCACCATTTCTCATGGTAAGAACCATGTGCCTGGTTCCACCATCAAAGAGACCATCTGCAGTATTGTTCTTGGTATCAGCAATGATACCTGCAGAGAATTCGTTTGGTGCTGGGTTACCAGTTGGTGATCCAGTAGAAGTTTTCAGTCTGAGTGTATTACCAGATTGGTTTGCAATACTGATATTGTAGGTTCCAGATAGTCTATCAACAGGCAGAACACCAGCGTTTTGGTTGCTGGAGTTTAGATAGAACGAACCTTGTGCGCCGTCCAGGGTGTCAGCGTCGAGACCAGAATCAGGACCCGTGTTAATATCAACAGAACCGTTACCAGCCTGACCAATAACAAACTGAGTCTTTCTAAACCTTGCAACACCAAGTGTTCCGTATGCATCACCAGAAGTTGTTAAATCAGTTACTCTGTCAATATCAACCGCAACGTTTGCATATTGTCTGAGAACTGTGGTTACCTTAGCAAGTAGAATTAGACCAGATCCAGGTCCAAGTTCAGTTGGAGTAGAAGATACGATAAAGTCAACGTTCTGCTGACTGGTATTTTGACCATAGTCTTGACCACCATCAACAATGGTAACGTCAGTAACAACACCACCTGTTGTAATAATGTTAGCTCTTAGACCTACACCATTACCACCCGTTAGCGCAACGTTGAAGAAAGGACCAGCATCGAATCCAGAACCGCCGTCTTGGATAACAATTTGATCAACAAATCCACCTTCAGTTTGAGAAGACTCAAATGTTAGAGGAGATGATCCTCTATCAAATTCGATAACGGTTCCAGCAGGAAGTGTTGCTGTCAAGAACTTGTCAATAGTAACGGTTGTCTCGCCTTCTTCGGTAAGAACGCCACTAATATTAGTGTCTGCTTGAATACCTGTAATTGGTTCAAGTGCATGACCTAATAGGAACTGAGAACTACCTTCAAAGACTAATGTAGAAGAACCACTATTAGATTGTTGAGTCAATGCTGCAAAGTATCTTGTCTCTGGACCTTTGATCGTTTGGACTGCAGGTTGATAAGACTGGTCTCCTCTTAGGAATGTGAACGAGTTTGCAGCACTTTCAACTCCCTGAGCATTAGATGCCAGTCTAGCGGTAGAGATAACACCAGACGTAATGTCAGATGCTGCAATCTGGTTAGATGATAGAGATACCCAGTTGTTAGCATTAGATGCTGATGTGTTAACAATACGAGTGATGTCAATAACTTCTGCTGGTAGATCACTGGAATCAATTGTATCCGTGTCTTCAATCTTGATGTTATTAACAATATCTCCATATAGTCTACTTTCAATAAGACCAGTAGCAGTTGCTTGTGTTCCAGAACCTGCAGGTGCAGCAATTGTAATAGTTGGAGGAACTTGATATCCTTTACCTCCAATATATCCATTAGATAGTTCAATAGTAACAATAACAACCTGACCATTAGCAATGGTTGTAGTTGCAACAGCAGGAACACCACCTGCCTGCTGATTACCAGTAATGGTAACGATAGGAGGAGTTATATAACCAGATCCACCATCAGTGATGTTGATCTGATACAGAACACCTTGTCTGTATTCTGTTGCCTGAATCTTACCACCAGTAATGCTACCAGTGAAGATGTCGCCAACGGTGAACTGTAGAGTAGTGTCAACAGCAAATGCAGCAAACAAACTATCACTATCGTTGTTCAGAATAAACGAAGTATTAGTATCCTGTTGAATCGCGATGTCACCTGCAAGTGCGCCTTCAATAGAAACTCTTTCTGCTTGGTCCGCAACAGTGTAAACCTGGAAAGGACGTAGAGGTGGAATCTGATCTTCGGAGATCTTGCCAGAGTCAGTAAGTTCAACCAGTGCTCTAGGAACTGGGTTGGTTGAATATGGTTTGTTGATGTAAGGACCAAGGTTATTAGTGATGAAGTCCTTGACTGCCTTCTGTGTAGGTAGTTTGCTATCACTGGAGTTAGCACCACCAAGTGTGTTGCTGTTGTCGAAACCAGTAACAACAACGTCACCACCTTTCAGTTTCAAGAATTCAACTTCCGAGATGGTAACCGTTCCAGTAAAGGTAATGTTACCTGTTCTGTTTTCAATTCTTGCGAACGTTCCAACCTTGAAGTCGCCAAGTTCGTCAGTTCCAGAAACGTATGTTCTACCATAGTTCTCGGAGACTTGCTCGTTTGACTCAACTTTAACACCACCGTTTTCAGGTAGTGCAAGATAGCTAGTTCCAGAACCAGCGTATTCCCAAGTGTGCGAGGAAGAGTTAACAATAGAAGGTCTATGTAGTCTGACAGTAGCACCAACCAAAGAGGCAAGAGCAACTGGATTGCCAGTTGCAGTCTCGATTAGTTCAGCGCCACCACCTGAACCAGACTCAAGAGTAAGTTGAGCAGAGAAAGGAGGACCAACAGTTACTTGATCAACAACATCAACAAAGTATTCGATATCTGGATTAAGATTTTCGTAACCGTCGATCTTAACAACATAGTGCTCCAGAGGTTCTCTACCAAGACCACTAACAGAGAGGATTGTTCTACCAGTTGGTGTTGCAGATACGTTAGTGATTGTTGCAACGTCAAATTCATATGCTTCTTTTCTGAAACCAGTTGCTCTAAGCGCAAAGATACCGAAGTTTGTAGCAGAGTTGGTGATGGATGCATAACCACCAGTATCAGCGAGAACACCATCAGCACAGAAGATACAGAAGACAGAAACCAACTGAGTATAACCATCTTCAATAATCTTGTAACCAATACCACCTTCAGAAACAATCGTGAAGGCAGATGCAACCATCGACTTGCCCTGGTTGGGGAACTTAGCAGTTCCCTCAACAGTTAGACCTGGGAAAGGACAGTTGGGTTGCTTGACCTTAGAACCATCGACCAGAGCACCGTTACCACCAAGCTTAGAGATGATAGAAGAGTTCTGTGTATATGGAGATGCCTCAATGATTGGGAAATCATCATAGGTTGCTCTTACAGTGACCTTGACTCCATTAGCATCAGTAATTACACTGCTTGCATAGTTGTAGATACCAACAATATCGAATAGAGTTCCAGTTGTCTTAGTTGTTGCTCCTACTGCAACAGTCTCTTCTAGAATTTGTTCAAGAAGCAAGAAGGAAGCACTGATTGTAGACTCAACATTAGCACACAATGGATTACCAGTTCCATCAATCAAGATAGAAGTATCAGTAAACTGTGGAATATCTGTATACAAGAATGATACTGCATTTCCAGAACCATCCTTCCAATTACGCATTGCTGCGATTGCTAGATCTCTTACTTCGTTGAATGCATAAACAGTAGGTCCAAGTTCACTTGCTGGAATTCCTGTTAGATTTCCTGCGCCAGAGAAATAAGATTCCGCAGCAGTAACAATTCCAGTATTTCCACCAAGACACAAGTCTCTAATTAGAGCACTGAGAATAAAGTTGATGTCTCTACGGCACTTACGCTCGTCAACGTTGTTGAGAGTAAGAGAAGGATATTGAACTCTTGCTGCTTCATATGCTTCATCAGCAATAGCATGTCTATTTCTAGCAATTAAGTATGCAGCGTCTAAGTATGTTCCGCTGGCATCATTAGCAAGAACATCAACATACAGATATGCTAGTGTATCAATAGAACTTCTTACATTAGCACAAACTTCTCCACCAGAACCATCTTCAATTACAGTATCATCAAAGTATCTGGGGAGCGAAGAATATACTGGAGTGTAAACTGGTTGTCCTACAGAACCATCACCAGTTCTCCACTTTCTCATCGCATAGATGCAAAGTTCGCGAGTATATTCTAACGCACGAACTGTTTGAATAATTTCATTATCGACAAAAGTAATCTCTGTGTTAGTTCCATCGATATACTTTCTAGCAGCATCAATGACATTATTGTTGCTACCAAATTCTAAGTCAGCAGTAATAGCATTGATGAAGTGCTTAACATCTCTACGGCACTTCTCGTCGCTTACAGGAATGTTGAAACTTGGATAAGTTTTCTGTGTAGTGACACCATCAATATCACATTCTACAACTAAACCAGCAAGTTGAATAGTATCATCTTCTGAAAATACTGGTGCATTATCAATAGTAATGGTTGCTGCACCAGTAACAATGTTATCATAAACAAAGTTTGTAACATTGTAAGTAGTTCCACTTGAAACATCAGTTACAGTTCCACCACTTACATATGTGTGAATAAATCTGGATGTTCCAAGATAGACCTTAAAGTCAAATCCGCCACCATCTCCAATATCATATGGGAAGAAATATTCTTGCTTGAATTCATCATTAATTCTACTTACAACTTCATCTGCAATAAACTCTCTATTGTTTCTGATCTGGTTTACAGCATCTTGATATCTTCTAGAAATCCAATTTGCTTCTAGGAATTTGTTAGGAGAGTTGAGCAGAGATAGGGTTACAGACTTAGAGTAGTTTGTTACCTGTGCAAACTGACCAGGATCATAATTGTCATTCGTTAGAGTTGGTGCTTTCTTAGGAATAACGAAACGTCTTGATCTACCATCAGGATCTTCTAGAACCTTATAGATTCTCTGTTTGCCCATCAGGAATGACAGGTCAGGAGCATTTGTAGAAAGACCAGAGATCTCAATCTCTTGACCTTCTTTAAAGTCGTGAATGTTGTCTGCTTCTACAAGTGGGTTGGTATAGAAGATGATACCACCAAGATCTTCTTGGACACCATAGTCACCAAAACCACCAGTTGCTACTTCAGCAGTTCCTTGCTTAGAGAAGTCAATACGTGAAATAGGTAGAACTGAGGTAATGTCTCTGTCTTCAAAAACAACTTCACCTTCTGCTCTAATTGATATAATGTCAGTTGTGACCAGAGAATATGTATCTCTTACATATGTGAATTCGAGAGTATCTGGTCCGTTACCTGCAGCACCAGTATCGTGAATCGGATTGTCTTCGCCAGATGTTCCAGAAGCTGTTACCTGATAAACATGATCTTCTGTCCAGACAAATGTATTAAGTGCATAGAAAGTATTTGTTTGGAATCTTTCTGTATTAGGACCACCAAATACTAGAGTTTCACCAGCATCTACAGAACCAGATACTTGAACAAAATCAAATGTTCCATTGACATAAGCATCATTTCCAGTGGTTGTATTAAAATTAACTTGCCTAGTTTCAATAATACCACCAGCATTGACACCTCTAAGTTCCTGACCTGCAGTTAGAGATTGTAGACCACCATTAGATTGGAAAACTGCTTCAAAAACTGATTCACCAAAAATCTGGTGACCGATTGGGAATGAAGTATCAAAGTCACCATTTACATCGTAGTCATATGTAATTCTTTGCTTGTCGTCAAAGACCATTGCAAAGTCCCAAGTTGCAACGGAGAAACCATCCGAGTCAACTTGGTCACGATAGGTAACACCGATGACATAGTTCTTGTCACCGAACTTGAAGATGTGCTTTCTTGGGTTAGCAGGACGAATGATAACCAGACGCAGGTTGTCACCAACGATAGATGCATCAGGTGGAATGGAGATTGGGTTATCTTCTACATAGTCACCACCAGAGATGATGATCGACTCCTTAACACCAGGAGTTGCCCATGCCAACTGACATGCTTTCTTAATTGTTCTAACTGGGTTGACTGCAGAACGACCGTCATTCTCGTCGTTACCAATCAACTGAGAAACATAGATACGACCACCAACGTCATTCGTTGCTAGGTTGAGGACGTATTCAGTAGTAGCAATCTTGTCAGATTTATCACCTAGAATTGGTGTGATAGATCTTGGATAAATACCTGCTTCGCCAGTCTCTCCATAGTAGATTTCATTTTCATCAGATACACGGAAACCAATATGTTTGAACTGAACAGTTCCATTGGTCTCAATACCATCAATATGCAGAGGTGGATTTAATGGACTAGCGTCACTAGTTCCAACATTCAACGATTGGTATACATTAGGACCACGGAAGACAAATGTATCCTTCTGATACAGAGTGTCTGATGCCCAAGGAGTTCCAGTATTATTGATAAACGTCTTGAGATTTGGTGCTCTAAGATTAGCATCTGGAGTAACAATATTATCAATATCCAGGTTTAGAATTCTCGCCGTGTCTGAAATGATTGACGTAGAAGTTCTGATAGCACCGTTGATATCAAGTTCAAAGTCAACAGAGTCAAGAAATGCAGTTGCGGTTGCACCTAAACCATCTCCACCAGTGATAGTTACACCAGGAGCAGTGGTGTATCCATCACCCTGCTGATCAATAATAACAGATCTAATTCTTCCTTCAGAAACAACAGCAGATCCTAGTGCCTGAACACCACCTAAAGGAGGCGGATCGATTTGAACAGTAGGTTGTTGGGTATATCCTTGACCCTCATTATCGATAACAATCCTATCAACTCTAGATCCAGTTCTGTTAATACCAACACGAGGCAAACCCGTAGAAGGATCTGTCAGTGCTCGCATGATTTCGATTTCATTAACTCCAGATCCAGATCTGATAGTTAAGTTTGATTCTCCGATAAGAGCAGGAGAGATCGCCCTGAATTGTTCTCTGTCAGAATTAAACTTAAAGCTCATCTTCTACGCAACCTGCTGATGATTTTATTCTCTTATCTATTTAGCATGACTAGAACTGGATACTGACTACCTTGATATATGCTACCCACTTAATTGACTTGGTTGTTCCAGACCTAGATGTCTGGTAACTAAAAGAATTAGCGCCTGCACCAAGAAATGGACTTACGGTCCAAGTTTGATCATTAGGAATATTATCAGAAACAGTTGTGGTCATAGTGGAAAGTTCTGTGAGAACTCCAGCATTAGACACTTGGATGGCAGATTCTAATTTTGTTGATAAGACAACAGAAGAATCATCATTAACTCCAATAATTGATGCCTCAATAAAATTAATAGTTTGATTGTCTAAGGAGATAACAGAATTGACATTATCTGTAGACAAAATTGATGTATTGATACCTCTCATTATGTAATGAGTAGTATTACTATCCGTGTAAAAAGAATTTTTAATCTCAAGACTATTCAAATCTTTAGCATTTTTTTCATTATCAATAATGGTGGTTTTGTCAACAGAAAAACCACCTACTGAATCAAATGTTTTATTAGATACTGGCATGGTTACTTACCTCTTACTTTTTGATGATTTGAGAAACTACAGTAATCTCTACGTCATCTCCCGTAGAGAGGTTTGAATCAAGAGTATATGTAATTCTAACTTCTCCTCCAGAGGTGAAGTCAAAAACAGTGTCGAATAGATTTACTCCTGTAGAAACATTACTTACTTCTGTGTGGAAGATGTCTGTTCCTTTACTTGTGACAGCGTATTCTACAAATTCTCTATCACCCGTCGTGATATTATTTGCTACAATTCTAGCAGTGCAAGCAGTCTCAGTAGCAGGATCAAACAATACAGCATCACCTGTATTCAATGTTCCTCTTTCAAGATCCGATTTCTTGGTCAAAACTCTAAAGTTGTTCAATTGAACATCTCGCAGTGCTTCGTCTAGCAATCTAATACCACTGAAAGTTCCAGTTCCATAACCAAGATTAAAGAATACATCTGCATTATTTGTAATTCTTAGAACAGGATCTACAGTAAGACCTGCTGACATACCAAAGTCAAAGTTATCCTTGGTTGAATAAAGGAAAGTCTCTGTTGTTGATGTATTATCAAGAGAAGTTGCTAAAGAATCAAATGTAATTGTAGAAGCATTAAAATTAAATGTATCACTGATAGTAGATACCAAAGTATCCACATTATCAAAGTTAAGTTCTGAAGATGTCAGTCTCAGTGAAGAAAGACTTTGGTTAATGAAGAACAGAGTATCTTCGTCAGCACCAGCAGAAGATTCTGCTTTAATTTCTGTATCCTGGTCTACGTCCTTGACGCCTCCTAGACCTCCCCATTGGTTTCCATTGTAACCTTCAAATTGATTGTCATCAGTATTATATCTGATAGATCCTTGAACAGGATTACCTTTACTGTTGTTATCTCCAACAGGAATTACCAATGATGTTGGGATATCGCAAACAATTTTCTGACCTGCATTAGGTTGTAGAATTAGATCACTGGTATCTGTAGAAATTTTATTATCACCCAGTCTGAGATCATTATTAATTACTACATCAGTGAATCCCAGAGGATCGATACGAATCTCTTCAATTTCTTCAAAGATTAGATTTGAAACAGCAGTTGTGAAGTAAGCAAGTTCTGCAGCACCATTTGTAAATGTATCTCCAGACTGATCATTTGGTTCGTTACCTGTTGTTCCAGTCAGACCGCCTGTAATTACTTCATAGATGTCATTTCTATATTTGACATAATTTCCTGCTACTACAGGAGAGTTTGCAACCCATTCTGTATATGCAGGAGCAGCAGTATTTGCAGATCTAATCTTCTTAACGTCTACAAATTCTAGATGTTCTTTGGTAACTTTGATGGTATTTGCTCCATCATTATAGAACCAAAGAATATTATCGTTAGCACCAACAGACAATTCTGCAAGAATTTGTGTATTACCATCAATATCTCTCACACCACCAAGTGATGTCCATGATGTATTTTGAGAACTGTAACCCTCATACTGTTGAGTTTCTGTATTAAAACGAATTGCTCCATCATATGAAACTGCTTGAATGGGTCTTTCGGCAATAGTTCCTGCTGGAATTACAAGAGCACTGGAAGAATTAATTTTTGTTTGACCAGTGCTAGGTGGACTAAATTCTAAATCAAATCCAGGGTTAGAAGAGATTACATTATTTGTAATAGATAGTCTATCATTTACATTAATAGTTCCTGTGGTCTTAATTTCTCCAGTAGTAGCAATGTCACCAGAAGTATTAGCAATTTGAATTTGATTGCCAATGTTAAAGTTTCCTGCTTTAATATTGATCTCTGCGCCAGCATAAACATCAATTTTATTGACTCCATTAGTGTCTGCTCTAATTTCATCTACAGTGAAGAATGTTGATTTTGCTATAGGAGCAGTTAGATTGTTAATGTTTCCTGCAGTAAATGTCAGATTTGTTCCTGTAGAATTAAATGCATCGAGAGTTCCTGTTTCTACATCAGCACTGATCAAAGTGCTTTCTGCGATAGTAATCAAAGTAAACTCTGCACCACTACCAAAAACTTTTGGGTTATTAAGATCAATTGTATAAGTATTGTCTCCTGTAGATCCTGGAGAAGAACCCATCAATGCATGATTGGGGCAATAAACATATAGAGGACTAGGTGTAGTATCTGTAACTTCTAGTTCTAGTCCTTCTACAGATCTAGTTACACCAGTTAGGTATTCAACGCCAGCAATTTCTAATTGTGCAGCACCACCATTCACTGGCAGATTATCAATAGTGATTGTATTTGCACCAGTGTCAATAGAAACAATCTTTGTTCCTGCAGCAGTAGATCCTCCACCATCAGAAACTGTGGTAACTTCCATTCCAACTGCAACATTAGAACCAGATAGACTCTCAACAATACTTAGAGTTGTGGATCCTGGAGTAATAGTTGCGTTTACTGTAGTGATGTTCCTGGTTCCATCTTTGAATTCGCTTAGAGCAAATACGTGTCCAGATAGAGATGAGTCACTTAAGTCCCATAGATAAGTGTTTCCAGAATACAAAGGTGTGCCATTCCAGTCACCACTACCATCAATGTTAAATCTAAAAGATGATGTAATAGAACTAACAGTATATGATACACCAACACCAGTTGGGTTCCATGAACTTGCTGCTTGAGCACCGCTCACTCCCAAAACTGTGATATCTGTAATATTTCCACCAGAAGAGTTTATAGCAATAACATCTAAAGTTGTTGTTCCAGAGTCTCCAACAAAATCGATGGTTCCACCAACAGTAGGAGCAAGACCTGATGATACAGGAATAGTTTCTACAGGAACAAGTGTTTCAATGTCTTCTACGAGAACTGGAAAGCTAATGGGATTTACAAGATCTGTAGCAGCAACAGTGAGAACGTCTCCTGGGTCATATCCAGAACCACCTGATACAATCGTAAGACTTTCGACTGCGCCTAGATCACCAACTGTATATTGGAAGTCTTGAGTTGGAACACCATATGCTGGAGTAAAGGTCAATGTAGCAGTTCCTGCTTGTGTAGGAACCGCAGACAGTTGCAATGTAGTTCCATCAACAATAGTTTGAACTGTAACACCCGTGCCTAGAACACCAGTTCCTGCAGTTTGAGAAACAAGAAAACCTACTGAAATATTAGATGTATCTGCAACAGTAATTTCGTCTAGGTTGTTAACATCAGATGCAAAGTCAAGAGTAGCAGTAGCGTTTGTAGAAGCAGCTGCTTGTGACAACTCAATAGTTGTAGAGTTAGTGACTGATGCAACTGTTGTTCCTTCCAGAACTTCTCCACCATTAACAGTCATGCCCTGAAGGATGCCTGTAGTAGAGGCAAGTGTTACAGTCGTAGAACCAGAAGTAACGTTAGCAGTAGCTTGTAATTGACTTGATAGATTACTAGAAATACCAGTTAATGGTCCAGGTAGTGTCAATACGTCATTAGGTTGATACCCAGTTCCTTTTGAATCGAAAGTAAGTCCTGTAATACCACCAGGAAAACTTGTTACTTGGAATTGTGGTGCTGTTCCTGATGCATTTCCTAAATCTGTAGCACTAACAGATAGAGTATCTCCATTTCTGTATCCTTGCCCTTCAGCAGTAATTGTGATGCCAGTTACTACACCTGTGATATCAACGGTATCAATTCTAAAAGCAAAGTTACTACCACCGCCACCACCAACGTTAGCATCATCAACACCCAAGATATCTCCTACTTGGTAACCAGTTCCAGGGAAAGTAATAGCAACCTGAGTGACTACTCCTCCACTAATGTCAACTGTTCCGAGAATATCAGTGTTAGGACCACTACCACCTGTTAGTGGAGTATCCGCATACGAACCATCAGCATATCCAGATCCAGCATTTGTAATGGTTCCTGTAATAGTTGTAGGACCAGTAACAACAACATCTGCTTCTGCACCACTACCAGTTCCACCAGTTAGAGAAACACTATAAACTGCTTCTACTAGATTAGCACCAGTATTCTGAATCGCTACAACAATACCAGGAACACCAAAAGATACAATTGCTCCCGAACCATTACCACCCGACAAATTTGCAGTAAAGTCACCAGGAAGGTAATCAATACCTTCTTGAGTTACGGTTCCTAGGTATTCTGTGACAACAATATCAGCAGTTCCGAAAAAACCTGTTCCCCCATCAAAGGGAACGTTAGTAAAAGTTCCAACATCATATCCTGTTCCAGGATTAGAAATAGACGTGCCAGAAGTTTGGAGAGATTTGTTTTGGACTTGAATGTCCTTGAAGGTGACAAAAGCAGTTTCTCTAATATCTAAGATTCTTTTGGTTCCGCTAACAAAACCAATTGATTTTGCTTGTGGTTTAAAGATACCAAGAGAAGTGTCAGTCGAAAATGCCAGAGATGGATCAGTCTTTGTTCCATCACCCAGTTTCAACAGACCTGTTTCCAGGTTGCTACCACCCGCAGAAATCGAGAAGATCTGTGTTCCAATCTGATTGATTTTTTGCCTTTGAGTTTCAAAGGTATCCGTTTTAGCGACGTTAATTGCTGGCATTTCTTACGATCTCTCTTAGAAGTTGCTTGATGTCAGATAGTTCTTCCTTCAATGTATTTATGTCACTCCTCATTGCCGATATAGTTTGTGACGCAGACTTTTTGGGGGGCAACTGCTTGTTTACAATTGCCCCTGTCTGTGGATCTCTATAAAGGTTATCGTGACCTTCAACTTTTATCATACTGATGCAACAACTCTAATGTCTTGGACCTTAGGAACGTAAGATGGATCATCAGTCTTCAACGAAATCTTAACTCCGAATGAAGTAAATTCATCTAGGTTATCCACTGTATATCTAAACTCTTGATACGCTGTCTGCTCTTCTTTCTGAGCAGAAATTGTATTCTGTGGTGTAGCAAGTTTAGGTGTATCCTCGAATCCAGTTCCATTAAAGAACTGCCACTCAATATCTTCAAACTTCTTCTGGATAGAAGTTGTCTTTGTCTTGTATGCAAGTTGAATGTTCTCACTATCGGTTACATTTGCAGTGATGATAACATCAATTGCAGTTGCGCCTTGTGTGAGACTGATTTCCTTAGTCACATACTTAGCAACAGAGGAAGTATCTTTTGCACTATCTTCAGAAACGAAGTCTACGCCATCGGAGAATGTCATAGTCTTGACTTCATAATATCTTTCATCTCCTGGACCTAGGTTTGACCAAGAAACGAGATCACCAACTCTAAAGATGTCAGAAGACTGATCAGCAACTTGCTGGGTTCTGATGAAAGAACCAGTTCCACTGGCACTAGTGTAATCAGAATTGATTGGTTGCTTATCATTCTCTAGAGTCAGAGTCTGAGAAGGAACATCCCAAACACGAACAGTTCCATTGATAAGGTTGTCATAATTTTCAGTGGTGTTGGAAGGATTGATTCCTGTAACTAGTTGACCGAAGGAGAAACTTGGATTTACTTTGATTGCTCCAGCAGCACTTACGACAACTGTGTTGCTTTCCAATTCACCACTTTCCTGTGATTGTAGCGAGAAGAAGAGTTCTTCATTTGCTTTAAATACATTGTTATTTTTGACCTTAACAAAGACAGTGTTGTCAGAAGATCTATATCTAACAACTTCGCCACGAGAACCAGATGGTTCAATACCTTGAGCATCATTACCAATACCTTCAACAGTCTGACCAAGGCTAACAACAATTGGATTGCTGTTGCTATCTAGGTTGCCACTTAGAGTCAATCTGTATACAGGGTAGAACTCGATAACTTGATATCTCTTGCCGTATCTGTTCTCCTTACCAGAAGCATTCTCGATTCTGTTAGAAGATAGTTTGATAGAAGATGTTTTAAGATCAAGGATTGGAGACAGATACGACTTAGTAGAAGAAAGTGTCAGTCTGTAGACAAGACTATTGCCGAGGTTATTGAGTAGAGTGTTGATGTCAGATGCAACAACCTTCTGGTTGATGAAGAACTGTTCTTCGTTGAGGAACGTTCTTTCAAAATCAGCAGTAGAGTAAGAAGTGTAGTTAATAGTGTTAGAGTCAATAGGAACTACATTAGTTGTCTTGATTGAAGTATCAATGTTTGTAGATGGTGACTGGATGTAAGAGAACTGAGCAAGAACTCTCTCATACTTCTTGTTAGAAGTAATCAGTCCGCTAGCACCACCACCAAATACTGTATCTGCTGCTCTACCAATTCCTGATACACAGAATGTGTCAACACCACAATTGTTCACCTTGAACAGAGTAGTATTCAATGCTCCTTGTGTAAATCCAGCAGTAGTCTCTAGATTCTTAAAGAATACGTATGAACTACCATCTTCAAATCCATGGTTCTTGTGGTTGACCTTGATGACATTATTGTTGTTCTTGAACAACTCAGATGTTGCATTAGCGTTTGCGAATGCATAGGTCTCAAGAGGATCATTAACCATCTTCTCATAACCAAGTGACTGGTTGGTGATGTCAATGGTTGCGTTGGAAGAGATGTCAAACTCAGCGCGATATAGAGTGAACTTGATATCTTCAAACAGATCCTCTACCCAGGAACCAGTGTTCTGTGACTTGTAGACAGAACCAAGTGATGGGTTGGTAGTAACTGTAGTGTTGGTTGCGATTTCAGTCTCACCAAGTTTAGACGCCCAGATGCTGTAGTCTTGAGAATCTGTCTCAACAACCAAAGCATACTCGGTATTATTCTGTAGATATACAGGATAGTCGAAATGGAACTTGGTTGGAGTTGTAGATGGAACAACACCCGTGGTGTCTGTAGCAACACCCATTCTAACAGCAGGTTCTGTAATTTCGATCTCTGCTTCGATAACTGCTCCGCCGTTACCTAGTCCTGTGCCTCTAATAACAATCGAAGGTGGTTCGGTGTATCCTCTACCAGCAAGAGTGATAGTAGAATCATAGATCAGACCACCAGAGACTACAACCGTGCCCGTTGCGTTACTACCGCCAGGTAGACTTGGAGACTCAACAGTAATAGTAGCAGTGTCATAGTTATCACCAGCATTAGTAACCTTCAGACCAGAAACAACACCAGAGTCCTTAGCAATTCTTGCAGTAATCTCAGTGTTGTTTGCATTGTTGAATGTAGTGATAGAAGAGATCTTCAGACGCTCATCAGGAACGAATGAAATACCATTATTGTTGTCAAGAACGACAGTGTAAACCTGCTCATTGGTCAAGACAATCTCGTTATCTTCCGATACAGCGAGTTCGTTGTTGTTCTTATCAAGAACCTTCAATACAGGACCAGATGCATTGCTAGACTCTCCAGAGATTGTTTCATCCTTGAGAATGGTAACTGTGTCAGAAACATATACCTTCAGGTAGGTGTAAGGTTCGACAACAACCTCAGTTCCAGGAACAACATTCTTGCCTGGTTTCTCGGAGTTAACATCAGTCAGATATACACGAAGAGGAATGGTGTCGCTCTTAGTGCTGAGGAATAGATCTACACCAGTTGTGAATACACCTCCCTCGTAGTTTTCAACCTTAAAGGTTTGAGCAAGTGGGTTTGGTTTCTGCTCTTGCTCAGTGTTGCTAGAGACCAATTGGGTTCCTTCATTAGACTTGAAGTAAGCAGGTTTCGTAGATACGATAGAAGCAGGATTCTCTGGTAGCAGACCAGTCGCATAGAACTTAGTTTCTGCGAAGGTCTCTACAGTTGCCTTGTCTGCATTGGTGCTGCTAGATGTAAATCTAAGAGTCTTCTCGCCAGTAGTGATCTTGACTTCTTCAGAACCTTCATCGTAGGAAACAGTTTGTGCATCACCTGTCCACTGAGTTGCTTGGCGTGGTGCCTTACCAGCAGGAATTAGGATAATACCACTTGCGTTACCATTTGCATCAGTGATGATAGGAGCATTGAATGTAGACAGAGAGTTGCCAGGGATTCCAGTGAATCTGATATCAGGAACAACCCAACGGTTGATCTTCTTGCCTTCTAGGAATACGAATACTTCAGTCTTGGGTTTCAGTCTACGGATGTTGAACTTAACAGGAATGCTACGAGCGAAATACTGCAAGGAGTTGACAATAGACTTGCCACCACTTGTCCTAGTGGATACGCCCTTAGGAGTTTCATTGTTCTGTGGACTGATGTTAGAAGAACTTGCAACAGATGCGGGTGTTACCTCTTCTGCAACAATCTCATCATTCGTCTTAGACAGACCGTTGATGTTGTAGAAAGATCTCTCGGTTCCATTCCATGTTACTAGGAATGAATTATACAGACTGCTGAATGCAGATGAGATATCATCCTTAGCGAGGAAAGGAACAAACAAGTTGGTGTTGTTATCTGTTACCAGAGGAACAGTGTTTCTGTCATACCAGGAATCAACATTAGGATCTACAGCAAGATCACCGACATACTGGAGAACAACAAATGGATTTGGATTGATAGTCTTAGTAGCAAAGTTGTTACCAAGTAGTCTCTGCTCTGTGAATGGTAGAGAAAGAACACCATTGTTGTTTACATAACCAGCAACTCGTCTCTGGTCTTCTCTGGTGTTGACTTCTTTGACAAGAAGACTCTCTTCACTAACTTGTGGTCTCAAAACAGACTGCTGAGAATCGATAGCACAAGAGTAGTCAACAGACTTGACATCTCCTTTATGGGTCTCAAAGTTATCAACATAGAAACCAGTCTTAAATCTGTCTAGACCAATTTCATCCTGAATTTGCATGTTCAATGCTTGCTGCTCAAGGATGCTTAGAGATGTGTAATACTCAAGACGCTCGACACGCTGATTGAGTTTACCGATATCCTTCATTGTGTAACGCTTGTTCTCTACAGGAACAATTCTTACATCTCTATAACTATCGGTGTATGCAGGAACATACAGATAGAACAGAGGGATAGAATCACTAAGTGTCTCAGGTCTGGATGGGTTCAATGAAGAATTGCCCTTCTTGACAATGAAACTACCTTGAGTATTCAGGAATACACCATCAATTCTATCTAGATACTGATCTTTGTTATACTTAACAGTCCAAGGTAGATTTGTATCATCAGATGGTGTGCTGGATGGAATGCCAGAGGTTGCAGTGAATGACAGATACTCATTCTGTGCAAGGAAAGAATTATCCTGATAACCAGGAAGGATGTTGGTGTTATCAACCTTAGGTCTGAAGTCAATGACATCTTTAAGAGACACTAGACCATTGACAGAAGAGTTAAATGTAGGAATCTCGGTCTCAGTAACACCTGCTTCATGCAGATAGGAATCAATGGTGCAGAAGTCACCTTGTGAATGCTCGAAGTAATCGAATGCAATGATCAACTGTCCTGTAGGAGCAGATACTCCTGGTTTCAAAACTAGTCTTGCAGTATCATAGAAGGTATCTCTTTGACCATTGTCGAAAGTATACTTATCAGTTACGTCTGTTCCAGAAACTAGGTTACCACCTGCATCAACAGTAGGAGGTGCAGAAACAGAACCTTCGTAGACATATCTCAATTTGTATACATCAGAATAGGAAACGATCTGGATAGTCTCGCCACCGTTTTCTTGTCCTCTAAATGGAACGACATTTGTTCCACCAGATTGAACAATGATTTGCTTGTTCTCAATAGAAGTCTTGAGTCTTGGTTTTGCTTTAGATACTTGCAGTGTAGCAGTCAACTTCAATGTTGGGAAGTTGATAGCAGGAACATCAAATGTAGGATCTCCTGCTTCTGGATTAGCAACTCTGTTCTCTAGTGCTGCTCTAATTTCATCAATGTTACCAAAATAGTTTTCTGGGAAATTGATAGTAACACTACCAGCAGTCAAATCACTATCAGACTGCTCAATCGTTACAAATGATGGATCAATGTATACAACGTCACCAGTCTTCAGTGCTCCTGCAAATGGAAGCAGAACAGGAGGATCGTTGATAGGATCTGCTCCTGGTTGAGAATCGTGAATCGCAACACCAGGATCCAGAACAGTAATCAGGAAGTTTTCTTGAGTAAACTCAGCAAATCTCTGTGTTCCGAATGGAAGTTGTGCAGCAAATGTTAGGTTGCCGCTACCAGAAGATGCAGTAGTAATGAAGTCTCTTCTGAAGTAGTAAGTGATCTTAGAATCTTCAGATGAATCGATCAGTGACTTGATCTGCTTATCACCTGTTGGGAAGACTAGAGTTCCTACTGGATTCTCGATAAGAGGTCTCTGGTTTACAACAGATGCATTGACAACATCTGCTTGTAGGGTGCGATCTAGATAGATTCTTGATCTCTTGACACCATCAGGTCTAGTTGCATACTGAACAACATACTTGAATACATCACCGTTAACATCGGAGAACTGAACAATGTCACCTTGGACAAGGTTTCTCGATGCATCGCCATTGAAACCATTACACTCAATGAACTTGTATCCTCTGGTTCCAGAGAATGTAAAGTCGGTGATAGAAGTAGTTGTAGTATAACCAGTTCTCTCTAGTTCGATGTCAGCAGAGAACTTGTTCTTGCTACCAGAACCAAAAGCAGAATACAGAGACTTGACGTTCTTAGGTGAGTAAGTATATACTGTATTTCTAAACAGAACAGGAACAATAGTTGCCTGGTTCAGTGGAGTTGGAGAAACGCCACCAACTTCTACTACAGGTGGTTGTGAGAAGACTTGAGTAACTGCTGTTCTGTCTTTGACATATACTCTAGAGATAGCACCAGACCCTTGAATTACCATCTCAATGGCACTTCTAGGATACTCGACACCATCTAGAGAGATGACAGGGTTTCCGACGTTGTAGGAGTCACCACGACTGACACAGATGAAGTGAGAAACAGTGTTCTCTACAGCAATCTTGAGAGTTCCACCATCTTCTCCTAGGATAGTCTCTCCAGGTGAGAATACACCCGTTACCATAGTAACAAATAGTTTGTTGATGGAAGAATAAGTTGCAGATGTGCCACCTTCAATGACAGCAACTGCTCCACTAATAGCACCATAAACATACTTACCAGGAGTAAACTCATCTCCTACAATAGTCTCTTCTAGAAGAAGACGAGTGAAGAACTCAGGAGCAAAGAATGAGAAGTCAAAGATAGAGTTATACTTTTCGACACCACCAGTCAGTTTGCCCTTAGATACGATCTTGTCGGTATCTTGGTTGAAACCAGAACTTACTTCTTTGAGTGCAATGTTTTTTGGTTTTACCAGACCTACAATGGGAGTAATAGATTCATTGTAATCTCTAATTACAAGCAAAGGAGAGTTTCTTGTTTGAACTTCAACCTCAGTCTTATACAGTTCACGAACAAGGTTGATAGAATCTGTTAGGTCATAGTCAACTAGGAATAGATCCAGTTCACCACGATTACCTTTGACGGTCAGTTCAATATATGTTGCTGCTCCTGATCCATCAATCTCAGGTCTTCTAACTTTAGAGAAAGAGAGAACATCAACATATGAATAGGTATTAGTGTTGCCAGAGTCAGAACGAGTCTTGATAAACCATAGTTTAGAAACAGTAGTCTCTAGAAAATCATCGGTAAAACTATCTGGATTGAAAGCAGCATCTTCAATAGAGCAGTAGATAGTCTTGATACCATCAGTTACTTCAAATCCTTGGCCGCGGCGATCAATAGTCTGCTTGACATCACTATCTGCTTCAGTGTCATTCAGACCTACCGTGCCATCATTATATACAGAGTTCAAGAATACAGTTGGGTATGCATTCAGTTCTGCACCTTCTGAGTTTAGAGGCGTAGTGCCGTATACATTGGTAATGAAGAATGAAGTCAGACCAGATGTCTTGAGAGTTTGGTTTTCTCTCTTAAGTGAATCTCTTGCCTTGTCAATCTCAATATACTTGGTTTCTTTGTTCTTGACCTCATAACCTTTGATGTATGCTTTACCAGCACCAATGGTTCCTACTA